TAAACAGATTCAGTTCAACCCCGAAGAAATTTCGGATAAATATGTTACCGTAGATGGAAATCTTACACCTTTATCTTGCCTCCTCCAACATCGCCGTTATACGCGAAAATTCGTATCTGCTAGCGTTGGTGATTTTCTTGGCTATATGCCTCGCCCTTCTGCTCGTGTTTCGTCGTGGTCTTATTTTGACTTTGATAAGCGTATCAATTATAATTACTCGATCCCTCGATACTATTTTAAGTATCTTAAACCAGAAGACGACGTTGCTCGCTCGATTACCGCTGCTGATTCTTATGCACGCTTTAGCAAGTCTCCTCTGGTTAAGCGTATTGTGTCTCTGTGTGTTGAGCGGTTCAATCTCAATTCCTCCGTATCCCGTAGAGCATCATATACGTGGGAGCAAAAGCAGATGATGCGTTTTTCTGCCTCCTCTCGTAAGATGCCCGATTTTGATCCTCCTACTTGGCTGGATTTGGATATTCTTCAATTCTGGCGAGATCATTACAAACTTCAACTTAACATTTAATTTATGGGAAAACAACCTTTTATCTCTCACGCTGTAAATGGCTATTCTCGTTACGATGTTCCTGAGAGCAAGGCCTTTACATGTACACCGGGTATTTTGTATCCGGTGAGAATTGACTTTATTAACGCTCGAGATCGTGTGTCTATCGAGCAAGGTATCGACGTTCGCAGCAACCCGCTTGCTGTTCCGACGTTCAACCCTTATGTTATTCGTTTGCATCGCTTTTGGGTACCTCTGCAGCTGTATCACTCGGAAATGCGCGTTAATTCGTCGAAATTTGATATGAATTCCCTTTCAACGAATTGGGTGCCGGCCTCCATTAACGCAAATCCCAGTCTAGGCGACCTTAAGACTGGGTACCCTAACAGTTTGCTTTCTTGGCTTCGTGTCTCGAATCGTGCCCTTAATAAGGATACCAGTACCGCCACTTACCAGTCGCGAGAACTTCCTTCTACTTTGGATAATCAGCGCTGGGTTAATGCTGATCCGTATCTTGCTTATTGGGACATCGTTCGTAATTATTATTCTTATTCGCAGTGGTCTTTGTTCTCTATGGCTTGGCCGGCTTCTTGGTCTGTTTTTAATACCCAGGATGCTCCTAATAATATGGCTCTTACTACTGTTTTTTCTACCACCTCAAGGTATTTTTCGCAAACTTACGCGAATCTTGAATTTCTTGATGCTTATTTTGAGAGCCAATTCTACCCCTCGTCTGTTGTTTCGTCTAATAACACGTACAACCGTTCGAATCTGTTTTATCAGCTTGTAAATTCCCAGATCGGTAGTTCTTCGGGTGTTGACTCTTCTGGTTATCCCGTTTGGTCTGACCCCCTCACTATGAGCTCATCGGATTTTTCCGGCTCCCGTCCCGTTTCGCAACTTCAGACCACTGGTAGTGCCTCTAATCCTGTCACTCCCATTGGCTTGTTCCTTTCGGCCCACCCGATGGCTGTAGTACCTTCCAATCCCGACCGACTTAGCCGGCTTATTCCTACAGGTTCGTCTTCCGCTGTTTCCATGTCCGGTGTTGATACCATCCCTCAGTTGGCTATTGCGTCGCGTCTCCAGGAATACAAGGATTTGCTTGGCGCTGGTGGTAGCCGTTATAGTGATTGGTTGGAGACGTTTTTTGCCTCCAAAATTGAGCACGTGGATCGCCCCAAGCTTCTTTTTAGTGCTTCTCAGACGGTCAATGTCCAGGTTGTGATGAATCAGTCCGGCGCCAACAATTTTGCTAATGATCAGTATTCTTTACCCCCTCTCGGTCAGCAGGGTGGCGCTATTGCTTTCAACGAACGCCTCGGTCGTCGCCAGTCTTACTACTTCCGTGAGCCCGGCTATATGATTGATATGTTGAGTATTCGACCCGTCTATTACTGGGCGCAGGTTCGTCCCGATTATTTGAATTACCAGGGTCCTGATTATTTCAATCCTATTTATAATGATATCGGATACCAAGATGTTCCTGTTTATCTTTTTGGCCCCGCGGGTAACACTGTTTCGACTTCTACCCTTTCGACTGAGCCTTGTTTTAACGAATTCCGGAGTAGTTACGACGAGGTAATGGGTCAGCTTTCTCGTACGGATGATGCTGGAGTCTCAACGCCTCTCTATTCTTACTGGGTGCAGCAGCGTACTCTCCCCGATTTTGTTAATAATAGCGACACTGTGTATTACCCGTTTCTTTTTGTAGATATGTCGCAAGTTAACTCTCCCTTTGCTTCTGATGTAGAAGACAATTTCTTTATAAATATGTCTTATGCTGTTCAGAAGAAGAATCTGGTAAACAAAACATTTGCTACTCGTTTGTCTAATCGTTAATATTATAGTTTTATGGCACTTGAATGGTTATTAGAAGACGCCCCTACATATATTTCTCGCGGGCAGCGCATTCTTTCTGTTCTCGATGGTTCTGGTTCTGTCGACGTTCTTCCTGGTCGTCCAGATGTGACGGCTGAGCCTTCTGACTTCGAGAAGGGAGAGAAATTCAACCCTGATATTGATTTTGATCCTAACTCTTTCTCTCGGATGGACAAGTTCGATGGTCTTGAGATAGGTCAGGAACTTATTGATTCTCAGCTTGATAAGTCCAATCCTGTTTCAACGCCCTCCAATTCTGAAGAAAAATAGTATGTCCTTTACTTGACGATATATGCTACGTGCGCGGACCCCTTTTGCAAGAGTGCATGAATTGCTGAAGGTTATTGGTAACGACTGCAGGAGAGGCCGCGCATTTTTCTATCGTTCTTTAAACTTTGCTATTATGTCTAATGTCAAACAACCTTTCTACAAGTCTAAGGCCTTTTGGACGCTCATCTCTTCCATTGTTGCTGCTTTGGCCGCCTTTTTCTTGTCGTCATGTGCTGCCCAAGCCAGGATGCAACGCCATGGTGTGCACATCGATACAGTGCGTGTCGATTACATTATTCGCTCTAACAATATAACTCGTATTTAGTATGGCTATCCCTGTTGCTGCTGCTGCTGCCTCTACCTCTTTTGGTCGAGCTCTTGGTGAATCTGCTGCTTCTACTGGCACTAACGGCCTCATTAATGGCTTTTTAGGTCAGCTTTTCGGTGGCATGAATGCTCGCCGCCAGTGGAGATTTCAGCAAAAACAGATGGCACTTCAGCAAAAGTATGCTCTAGAGCAAATGCAGAAGCAGTCTGAACTTTCATACGCTAACTGGCAAAAACAGTTTGATTATGAAAATGCGTACAATGATCCTTCGAAGGTTTTCGATCGTTATTTGAAGGCTGGCGTAACACCCGCTGCTGTTTTAGGTTCTTCCGGCGTCGGCGTAAATGCCACTATGTCAGGCGGTTCCGCCTCTACGCCTTCTGCCTCTGGCCCGTCCGGTGGTGCCCCGATTAGTCCCGGTGTTTTCTCCCCTGGTGATCCTACCGCTATTGCACAGAATATGATGGCTCAGTCGACTGTTGACCGTAATACTGCTGCTGCTAATCGAGATGATGCTGAGGCTGAACTTATGAGAGGTAATACCCATAGTGCAGACTGGCGGAAGGAGATGGACAATTTAGAGAAAAAGTCTCTAGAACATCAGATTAATAACGTTTCCGAGTTGATTCGTCTTAATCGCGCTTTAGCTGACATTCATGCTGCCGATGCTGAGTATGCTGATCTCATGGCTACATACAAATTTCAGGACTTCGTCGCCATGTATTCGAAACATGTCGAAGAGGCAAATCAGATTAAGAAGTACAATGACAAGTATTTTGATTCTGTTTACGCTGCCCAAATCGCCCGTGATTTTGCCGCCGCTTACGAATCCGCTGCCTCTGGCGATGTCTTAAATGTTGAGTCTGAGATACGTAAGGTTAACCTAGCTGATCTTCGTGAGTGGTTTAGTCTCAATTGGGACTCGGAAGTCGACGTTCCCGAGGTTGATGGAAAAGGCAAGCCTACCGGTAAAACAATAAAGATGACAGGCCGCCAGATTCATCAAAAGCTTATGGGTCTCGCCGCTTCGGAAGGTCAACAAGACCTCTCGGGTCGCTGGTTTCAGAACCGCTCCAGTAAGAATGCTTTTGGCTACAGCCTGGCCAGAACTGCCTTGGTTGGCGCTATGGCTATCGCCGGCACGGCTGCAACTAAACGTCCTACTGCTGTTGATTACGATGAAAGTAGGGAGATTTATGGCGAAGATGGCCGTTTCGTTGGTACTACGAGATCTAGCCGTCGCTATGTAAGGTAAAATTGAACAACTTTTTCGACTTTTAGAGCTTTGCTGTTTGTCTTTTTTACCTTATATTTGCGTTGTAAACCAATAACCATATTACTATGAAAGCAGACAAGAAATCTAGAATCTCAGACCTCTCCGTCGATGTTGCTGAGTACATGTTCATTGAATGGCTTGTTCGCCAAGGTTTATTTTCTGTGTACAAGGCGAATTATGAAAACTTTTACCCAAATCATCGGCCCTTTCGCGACAATTTGCGTACTAAGCTCCGCCGTTTATGTCGTTCATCTCTCCTTGGCGTCGAAAATATCATTTCTACGTCTTTCCCGTTTGCTATGACGCCGGAAGGTTACAACTTTTGGGTAGACCAGTCGAATCTTTGGCGTCGTTTTTGCGATAAATTCAAGTCTATTCTTTAAGCTATGTTATTATGACACAGATTCATGTTGTTATTCGCCGGATCAATCCGGCTCTTAAAATCGACCTTGTCCAGATAGGTCGTATCAAGGATAATCAGTTTAGCGCTCTTCCTCTCGATGCTATCGCCAGCTCTCCTGTTGCGCACTATTTTAAGAGTTCGCACATTAGCGATTCGCTTTATGTCGATCATTCGGAGATCTCTAACCTTATTGATGCTTGCGTAGCTCTCTCTAGCTTTAGTGTCGAATTTTTCGACAATACACTTGTTCTTATGTTTGATTTTGATCTCAACTACGATGAAGGCGCGACGAAAGAAGAAGGGAAAGGGAACTAGGATTGTAACCCGCCCTCTTGGTGGAAAAGTTCTTTGATTACGAACTTCCCGGGGAGAGCCTTCTCTCCCCTGGGAGTTTTTGTTTTCAAACTCACCGAATTTATTCGGTATACAGTTTCGTGAAGTGAAGCCATGGAGCTCGAAGACGCGTAGCGTCCCGGCCGTTAAGGCCGTCGAGCGGCGTAACGTAACAGTTCTCGTGCTCGAAAGTACCGTCTTTCGAAGCGCAAAGTAATTTTTTTAATTATGGATTATTTTGACTTTCGTCCTAGGTTTTCTCCTACTATTAATAGTACTCCTCATCGCTATTCTATTGGTGCATATCGAGGTAGGAAGCGAGTTGTTATTGCTTGGTTTGCCGACGAGACTCCTGCAAATAATTACCTTATTCGTTGTCGTCTTGATCATCCTAGCATTAAATTTGATTGCCTTCGAAGTTTACTCTGATGCCTTGCTCTTCTCCCATATGGATACGCAACCGTCGCTACTTTGACAAGAAGAACCCTTGCCGAGATGGCTCTGATGTCGCCAAGTCTGCGCTTGCTCTTCGCCCTTGGGACATTTCTCGCCAGTGGTTGATGGTTCCGTGCGGAAAGTGTGAAGACTGCTTGCGTCGTCAGCGCAATGATTGGTTCGTTCGTTTGGAGCGCGAGCTTGCCCGCTGTAAGGCTGATAGTCAGCAGGCTATTTTCATTACAATAACGATTGCTCCAAGGCATTATAACGAAGCTCTGCTTGATCCGTCCTGGTTTATTCGGAAATTCAATGAACGCTTACGCCACAAGCTCGGTCACTCATTTAAACATGCCTTTTTTCAGGAGTTCGGTACTCATCCGGAAACAGGAAATGAGCCCCGGTTGCACTTTCACGGTTTTTTGTTTGGCGCGAACGTTCTCTATAATACTATTCGTTCTGCTGTTCGAGACCTTGGTTTCGTGTGGCTAACAAAAGCCACCCATAAGCGTGCCCGATACTGCGTTAAATATGTTACTAAACAGATTCAGTTCAACCCCGAAGAAATTTCGGATAAATATGTTACCGTAGATGGAAATCTTACACCTTTATCTTGCCTCCTCCAACATCGCCGTTATACGCGAAAATTCGTATCTG